CGTGCTAGGTGATTTCTATTCTGCTGGATATGTTAAACACTGGGCAACTTTGCTAGGTAAACACGACAATTTAGCAGTCTGGGGATATACGGGAAATAGTCCCACTAGCCCTATCGGTAACGAGTTACAATTTACCAACGCCTTATTTAGGCATCGTTTTAATGTGCGTTTTTCTGATGCGATTGATATTAAATTTTCTGCAATATCCGCAGATAAAAAACAGCCAGTAAAAGGCGAGGCGTTTATCTGTCCTGAACAAACTGGCGCAACTCCAAATTGTGCCAATTGTGCTTTATGTTGGGAACAACCAGAACAGCAGGTCTTATTCATTACCCATTAACCATGACAAAAACGCCACGCTAACTACTTTTTATTATCAATTATTATCCCGCTTGCACTCCACTAGGCGGGATGGTAGCGGGCAATCAATTATTTTTTCCTTTCGTTTTTTTCGATTGATTGCCCGTTTTTTTTATCTGTTTTTTTCTGTTGTTTTATCTGTTTATATGTGTTTAGATTCACTGGCGGGAATAATCCCGCGAACATTACTAACATAGGAAAGGAAAAATCATGTTAGATATCATCAATTTTCAATCAGACTTTGTACCCATTCGAGATGGTCTAGAATATGAAACTAGCGACCCACGGGACGTTAGCTTGTATGCAAGTAAATGTGTATTTGAACCAGTTCAGATTCTGGCGGATATTGACGGGCTACCGCAAGAGATGCCTAAATATTTTGGTTTGTTCAATCGTAGTATGAACGAATTACTAGATATGAACCCATACAAAGATACATATAATCTAGTGCATCACGAAGTAGTGTTCGCAAAACAGGCGCAACAATTGGCGGGCAGTCAGCTAGGCGGTCAGCGGATGCGGGTAATAGACAGGATATTCGAAGGCGGAAAGAAAGCGCATCGCACTATTTATTTTCCTGATATGACTAGTGAAGTAAACAGTAGGGCAGCACACGACACAGTTACACCTCGTCTAGATGTCTATAATAGCATCGATAAGAGTTGGAGTTTTCAAGTTTTTAGCGGTGCTTATCGTGACTTATGCCGTAATACCCTCGTATTCGGTGGCGAGAAATCATATCACCAAAAGAAGAAACACACCCGCAATCTGGATACGGAAGCACTAACAAATAAGGCGGTGTTATCGTTGGATTTATTCACTAATCAGCGCGACCAGTTAAACAGATGGACGGGTGCGGGTTTATCCCTCAATCAGTTTTCCGATATCTTGGCGGATACTATCTGCAAGAGAGAAGAGAAGGCATCAGACCGCTTCGACGATGTACAACGACCCGCAGTTAATAAAGGGTTGATGGATACACTTTGCGACCAGTACAAGGAAGAAACTATCGAACTAGGGGAAACCATGTTCGCGGGATATAATGCCCTTACTCATTGGTCAACCCATACCCTTGAAACTAAACGTTCTAAGAAAAACCAGAAACAACATGATACCCAGCGTATGCGTTCCAATATGGTTCGCGATGTTATAACCTCAGATAGTTGGCGGGCATTGGAAGGAGTAACCGCTTAATGGAAGCACTTTACGTCATATATAGGACAATTACCGTTGTCCTATTATGCTTAATCATTTATGCAGTATTTATCAATTAATCGTAAAAGAAGGAAAAAAAACGATGAAAAACCAAGAAACATTAATTAACCTACTAGACACCTTAAACGATGCAACTAGGCGTATCAAATGGGCGGTTGAAGATATCAGAAGCCAAATTATAGATTTAGAAGCTAGCACCGAACACATATCGGAAAAGGTAGCAGAAGAATCAATCATCAAATTGAAAGCTAATGAAAGGAGGATAGTCGAAATCCTATCTTTAGGTAATTTCGAATCAGTCCCCGCACTGGTTGGAATAACTAAGGCTAGTTATGAATCTGTTAAAAGTGGCTTGTATAGAATTGGTAGGGTTTATGAGGTAGAGAAGCAGTCTATTAAAGCAGTCGGCTATCGTAAAGTTTACCGAGTTAAGACTGGCGCGGATGGTCAGCCAGTCAAGAAATCAGCATAATAGAAAGGAAACAAAACAATGAATAAAAAGAACAATATTCAATATGTAATCGAAACCGAAGAACAAGCAAAAAAGTTATCTACGGTTCCCCTTGAGACTCTTAATCATGTCTATAGGTTATCAATGGCTTTATCCGCACAAGCAGACCTTTTAAAAAGCTATGTTGTGAATAGTGGATTCGATAGCGATTCATGGAGTCAAAACGTTAAAACGTTGGCAGATATCCCAGAGATTAAAGCTAGATTCGAAAAGAAATAATTTTCTAACTATCCCGCGAACTTGTAAGGAATCACCCGCTTGTTAGTCTGGCGGGTTTTTCTTTGCCTATTAATCAGAATAATAATCAATCGGTTGATATCCCTAGGTTTTGGGGCGTTTGGTTTGACCTTGTAGGCTATATTATATGATATCAACAGGGCTATTATTATCCTTAACCATATCGATTAACTATGACAAATGACAAAACGCGCACGTGCGGGCGGGCGCGGGTGTTAGTTATAGGGTTAGCTTGGCGGTGTTGGCGGGGTTGATGGTTGGGGATGCTCTGTCTTGTCTGTAACAGAGACTTGATATAAAAAATAAATAAAATCAATGCGCCCGCACGCATGGGACACGGGGGGTACCCCAGCATTTGCTAGCAATCCCGACATATTTTCTATGTTTTGGAGTTATCTGTATGGTATTCCCGGCAACATCGTAGGGCTAACCCCATGGTTAGCTTCCCGGCAACACTATTAGGTAGCCCTACAGTTACCCCACGGCTATATGGGGGTTTACCCTGCGGCTGATAAGCCATTGTAGGGTCGTATTTCAATTCTGTCAACCCCTAAAATGCACCCCACGTAATTTTTTTTATTATTTCTAGGATAACCTGTTGACATAACTCGTTCTTAACCCTATAATTGGTATTGCTGGGGTTGCAAAACAGCGAACGACCCCGATATTCAAAGCAATTTTCCTTACAATTAGAGTCTTCGATACGCTTCCCAGCAACATAGCAACGGAAAACCCCCATGAATCTTGTACAACAGACACCAAAAAAGAAATTATCCGAAAAACAGGAGACGTTCCTAACCGCCTTGTTCGAAAACAACGGTAATTTCAACAGGGCTGCTGAAGTTGCGGGGTATTCTGTGGGTTCCGTAACATGGTTGCGCGACTCGTTAGCCGATGAGATAGTCGAACGCACCCGTGCTGTGTTGGCAGGGCATAGTTTGCGGGCAGCCAACAAGATGGTAGAACTAGTTGACACACCCGTAGTCGAACGGGGCGATGATTTGAAGCTACGTGCAGCCGAAGCCATACTCAACAGGGTCGGTTTGGGCAAACAAGAGACAATGAACCACAATGTTCAGGCAATTCATGGCGTAGTCCTGTTGCCACCGAAGAAAGACATGGTTATCGATGGCTGAATGGCCTAGGGAATTACCAGATGACAGAACAAACGCCAAAGAAGCCAAGGGGAAGACCCAAAAAGGACCCCAGCGCACCAAAGGCAGTATACAACCTCTCTAGGGCAGAACGTGCTAGACGTGCTTTACAGGCACGGGTTCGCAAAGCAGAGAAAGCCAAAGAGAAGTTACAAAAGAAGTCACAGGACAAAGCAAGCTACGCACGTAAGCTAAAGAAAAGTGCTAAGAAAGTTGAATCTGCCTTAAACCAGAAAGATACTCGTGTCGTAGATATGGATGATGTTGCCAATCTCCCGGCAACCGTGCAAGAGATAATTGATGATACCCCCATTATATTCAAACCAAACGAAGGACCTCAGGAGGAGTTTCTTTCCGCACCGGAACAGGATGTCCTCTACGGTGGTGCAGCGGGCGGAGGTAAGAGTTTTGCCCTCCTTGCTGACCCTCTTCGGTACTGTCATAATCCTAACCATCGTGGCCTTCTTCTCCGTCGCACCTTGGATGAACTTACCGAACTTATAGACAAGTCTAAGCAGTTATACACCAAGGCTTTCCCCGGTGCTACATTTAGAGAGTCAAAGTCCACATGGGTATTTCCTAGTGGCGCAACAATCTGGTTTACCTATCTCGACAGAGATAAGGATGTAACTCGTTTCCAAGGACAGGCTTTTAACTGGATTGGCGTGGATGAGATAACACAGTATCCTACTAGTTACGTCTGGGATTACCTAAGGTCACGTCTTCGTTCTACAGACCCTGAGTTGCAAAAGAACCTTTGTATGCGATGCACAGCTAACCCCGGTGGTGTTGGCGGCTGGTGGGTCAAGAAGATGTACATAGACGTAGGGGAACATAACAAGCCGTTCCCTGCAGCAGACTTAGAGACGGGCAGACCGTTTGTTTGGCCTGAGGGACACGAGAAAGCAGGTAAACCATTATTTTACCGCAAGTTCGTACCCGCTAGACTAACAGATAACCCCTACCTAATGGCAGACGGACAATACGAGGCTATGCTTCGTTCCTTACCAGATGTAGAACGTCGTCGTTTGTTAGAGGGAGATTGGGATGTAGCAGATGGTGCTGCGTTCCCAGAGTTTTCACGGAGAAGACATGTTGTCGAACCTTTTGATTTACCAACTAACTGGCCTAGAATACGCGCAGCAGATTATGGTTATGCGTCGCCTTCTTGTGTACTGTGGGGTGCTATTGATTGGGATAACAATATTTGGGTTTATCGTGAATTATACGTAAAACACTTGACAGCAGAACAACTAGCTGATAAAATACTAGAAATGGAAGAGTTAGACCCTCTTCCCCACTATAATGTCTTAGACTCTTCCTGTTGGAACAAAACAGGCTTCGGACCATCCATTGCAGAAACTATGATGCGGGCAGGTGTCAGGTGGACACCATCAGACCGAAATAGACTACAAGGGAAAATGGAATTACATAGAAGACTATCGGACGACCCGTATACCAAAGAACCACGTTTACGAATCTTCGCAACTTGTAAACACATTGTCGCACAGATGTCAGGTATTCCGCTGTCCAAAACCAATAGTGAAGACGTTGATACAAAAGCTGAAGACCACGCATACGATGCACTCCGTTATATGGTTATGACACGCACAAGTGGTTATACATCAATTCACAAAACTTTGCAAGGCATAAAAGACCAAGCATTTCAACCTTTTGATTCTACATTTGGGTACTAATGGCACTAACTGACATAGAACTAGGCAAAAAAGCAAAAGATGGCACACTCACATATGGTGAGGCGTTGGATTACGCTGCGTCAAAAGCAAATAAGAATCAGAAGTCACGTATTAATCCACTAATTAATAAGTCGGATAAAATAGGCGTACCTTTAGATACTCTTTACAAAGATTTAAAAAAGCCAGATATAATCAAGCTATTTACAGTTGAAGGTAGCTTTGATGCTAAAAGCAAGTCGTACAGCCTCCAGAATTTAGAAAAGTTAGTTCGTCCTGTTATGGAACGATACGGTGCTATTGGTGCTATGGAAACTGTAGCAGAAGGTGTTGAGGAGATTATGTATCCTCAACTTGCAGGGGCAGGTGGATTAGCGGGTACACAGAGAACTGGACTTGCTGGTGAACGTCCTATGCAGGGACTTTTACCAAAAGAAGAATTAGATAAGATTTATGCAGAGGCTATTCCTACGGTTGAGGCCGAGTATGGGAAAGCTACTGCAGGTTTGTTGGAGTATCACAAAGCTACAGCTAGTAGACCGCAACAACTATTAGGGTTAAAAAAATCAGACGTAACAGTTGTTGGCGATACAATAACAGTCAAAGGTAAAACAACTACAAAGACTGACCACAAAGGTCGTCCTGAACTTTCTTTTGATGTAAACTCTCGCCTTGGACGTATACTAAAATCAAACTACGACACATCAACTTCTGAGTATTTATTTGATGTTACAAATGGTGAATTTACGGAAGCCTTTAATAAACACGTCAGTCCTAAATTAGAACCGTTTGCTAACATACTGCCAGCGAAAGAACTTAAAAGTAGAGGACCTGACGGAGAAACAATTCGCACATATACTCCTGTGACGACCCCTTCTGTTATTAGGTCTATAGTTCCTCGTTATCTTTTAGAACAGTATAACGTCAACGAAAACTTTGTAGAAGGCATGATGGGTCACGTCAATCCTTCTATACTAAAAAAGAACTACGCTGGTTTTATACCACAAAAAGACCTTCCTAATTTAATTGAAAATCCTGCAGACTTTGCAGGGGGTCAGTTTAGCACAGATAACACACCTCGTATAAACATAGATTTATTATCTGATGAACAAAAGGCAGCTTTAGCTTCTGAACAACAAACCACTATCCTAGCAGAAGAACGTGCTAAACAAAGTCAAGCAGCAGCAGCAGAAGCTGAATCTTATGCGAAACGAACCTCAACACTAGCAGCAATAACACCAGAACAGATACAACAAGCTGAAGATAAATCTAAGTTAATGGAAGAGGCTAAGATTAGAGGTAGAGAAGCAGCTAAACAAAAAACTATAGAAAAACCAGACCCAACTTCTGTAGAGGATTTGTCCCCAGACTTACAGGATAAACTTAAAAAAGGCGGGTTTAATATAAATAAGTTTTTAGGAAAAGCAGTGTCTGGACTAGCTTTTGGTCCAGCAGCGGTAGGTTTAACATTCGCCCAACAAAAACAAGCTGGCGCGACGACTCCAGAAGCAATCGGTACAGTTATAAAAGAAGAATTAACTCCCATTGGTATAGCAGAAGCTGTTACTCAACCAGTGGTGGAAGTTGTAGGAGAAGAAATACAAAGACAGGAACCTGAAGAAGGTTTCTTGTCTGGTATGACCCGTGCTATGACAGGGCGTGGTATGGGTACAAATTATAGCCTTGGTGGATTTTTAGATAGATAGGAGAATAACATGCCCGGAAATAATTACAACTACGGTGCATCTTACATATTAAGTTCAGATAAAACATCAGTAGATGCTAACATGGGTGAAACTCAACTAACTCGCGAGGGTTTAGAGTTTGATACCAAAACAGCACAAGGTGTCTTAACTGAAGATATGCCTAAGAAGCAAACCAAAACTACCGTAGACGCATCTGTAATGAAGATGGCTGAAGAACGCGATTACTAATGTCTGAAGATAACTTCCTTCAACCTGAAGACGACACAACTATATCTATGGTCAATCCGGAAGAACAGTTTCCGGGATTAGCAGGGTATGTTAGAAAGAAGTTCGAAGAAGCTGAGAATGGACGCTACGCATATGAACAGCGTTGGTTGCAAGCTTACAAAAACTTCAGAGGTGTGTACGACTCAACCACTCAGTATAGGGACTCTGAGAAGTCAAAGGTATTCGTGAGAATAACCAAGACTAAGGTTCTTGCTGCGTATGGTCAAATTGTAGACATCTTGTTTGCTAACAAGAAGTTTCCCCTAGTTGTGCAACACACACCAGTACCAGAAGGTATTGCTGAGTTTGCCCATATGGAAACCCCCTTAGACCAAGCACAACCTTCTGACCCGTATGGGTTCGCAGGAGATGGTCGTGACTTACCACCGGGCGCACTAGGCGCAGAGTTTTTAGGTGGGCTTCAGGAGTCGATGGGTAGTTTACCTCTCGCTGAAGGACCGTCTAAGATAGGCGAACCTCAGATTAGTCCGGCACAGAAAGCTGCATTGAATATGGAGAAGGTTATACACGACCAACTCCTAGACACCAACGCAGTAAACGTATTTAGGAATGCAATCTTCGAAGCAGCACTACTAGGAACAGGGGTTGTGAAGGGTCCTTTCAACTTTTACAAACGTGTTCATGAGTGGAAGCGAGACGAGACTGGCGAACGAGTGTACGAACCATACGAGAAAACAGTACCTCGTATTGAGATGGTGTCAAGCTGGGACTTTCACCCAGACCCATCAGCTACTAGCATAGATGACTGTGAATACGTCATAGAACGTCACAGATTTAATCGTCAACAAGTTCGCGCTTTAATTAAACGCCCGTACTTTATAGCAGAAGCAATTGAAGAGGTGCTTGCAAAAGGACCAAACTACGAGGATAAGTATTACGAAGATACTATCCGCGAAGATGAGACAGAAGCGTACTACTCAGAAAACCGATATGAGATTTTAGAATACTGGGGTGTCTTAGATTCAAAACTAGCTTATGAGGCGGGGTTTGCTGAAGCAGATACGATGTCAGAGTACGACGAACTACAGGTTAACATTTGGGTTTGTGGTAATACTATCATTAGGTGCGTCCTAAACCCATTCACACCCGCTAGGATACCTTACCAAGTATTCCCATACGAAGTAAACCCCTATCAATTATGGGGTGTTGGTGTAGCTGAGAACATGGAAGACGCACAGAAGCTAATGAATGGTCACGTTCGTATGGCTATCGACAACTTAGCACTCGCTGGTAACTTGGTATTTGATGTAGACGAAGCAAGCCTAGTTCCCGGTCAAAACATGGACATCTTCCCCGGAAAAATCTTTAGGCGACAGTCAGGTGTGACAGGAACAGCTATTAATGGCTTGAAGTTTCCGAACACAGCAGGTGAAAACTTGCAGATGTATCAAATTAGTCGGCAACTAGCTGACGAAGAGACGGGTATACCGTCGATTATGCACGGTCAGACAGGCGTTACGGGTACTGGACGTACTGCAGCAGGTTTATCGATGCTAATGGGGTCTGCTGGGCTTTCTATG